GCTTGGTTATTTTTTCTTGGTTAGTAGCTCAAGATTATTTTAAGGAGATGACAGATAATGATGTCCGTAAGAGAATTTATGAGGAACAGAAAAACCAAATAGACCAAGATATGTCTCCTTTTGGATTTGTTGTTGATGGATTGGAAGATATGGAAGTAACCGTTGATTATAAAACTGGCGATAAATGGTTACTGGCAACTCCAGATAATCAATTAGAATCTCATGAGATTTGGAACGTAGATGAGTATGGTGATAGATCATATATGTGGGATTACAGATAAATGAATTTGGATGATCAATTTGAATTAGGTCATTTATTTTTAAGTGAAAGGAAGTGTAGAATTTGTAAGATTAGAAAAAATTTAACAGATGGATTTTATAAAACTCGCAAAAATAGCACTCTTTCATCATCATATTCATATGAATGTAAGGAATGTACGATAAAAAGAATTATTAATTCTAAAAAGAAAAAGTGCTATAAAGTTGAGTGGGAGTATCCTGATTGGTGATTAGATGAAGTTCACGCATCGTTTCCCATATGAAAGTCATACTTTTTCTAAATATTATTAGAATAATTCTGGACTTATAGAGGAAAGAAAGATGCCGCTAAATTTAGCATCTCCTGGAATTGTAGTTAGAGAGGTTGATTTAACTACAGGAAGGGTAAATCCAGTTTCTAACAAAATTGGAGCAATTGTTGGACCTTTCGCAAAAGGTCCTGTAGATGTTCCAACGTTGGTTGAAACTGAGAATGACCTTTTAAACATTTTTGGATCTCCATATCCAATCGATAAACAGTATGAGTATTGGATGGTAGCATCCTCATACTTAGCATATGGTGGAGCTCTTAGAGTAGTAAGAGCCGATGATATTGATTTTAGAAATGCTTCGGTTGGAGTTAACTCGGTTAAAATTAAAAGTTTAGAGCATTACACTCAATTAGGATATGATGAAAATATCATTCCTGGTGTTACCGTAGTTGCTCAAAGCCCAGGGTCTTGGGCAAATAATATCAAAGTAGCAATAATTGATTCTTTTGCTGATGTTATTTTAACGGTTCAAACTACTGCAAGTATTACTGTTGGTTGTGGTGTAAGTCAAACACTTGCGGGGAAAGTAGTAGCTGGAGTTGGAACAACCTCCGCAGGTAGTGGATTTGTTAAGGGAATTGTTACCGGCGTAGGAGCACTTGCTGGACTCGGAACTAATCAGGTTGCTGTCAAAGTTCTATCAACCCTTTCTGCTGATTTGTCTGTAGAAACACAGGTAGATTATCAACCTTTAGGTGTTTATGAGTTTGATAATGGAGCGATTACATTCTTAAACAATAATGGTGCTACAGTAGCAAGTAGAACCGTTACTGAAGCAGTTGATTGGTTTGATAGTCAGTCAATTGGAATTACATCTACTTTATCACTTCCTTGGAACAATATTTCAAATAGACCTGGAACTTCGGACTATGCAGAATCGAGAAGTTCAAGATTTGATGAATTGCATGTTGTTTTAATTGATGCTGATGGAACGGTTACTGGAAACGCTGGAACTATCTTAGAGAAGCATTTAGGTCTTTCTAAGGCAAAAGATGGAACTTATTCTGTAGGAAGTCCATCATATTGGAGAAAGTATCTTTCGGAGAATTCAAATCTTATCTTTGGTGGATCTGCACCATCTGGATTAACTACTACAGGATATGGGGAAGATTACGAGATTGCTCGTGATACTGGTTGGGATCAAGATGCAGAAGGAACAATTTTTGCTGCAATTGGTAGCAGAACTTATACATTAACTGGTGGTTTGAATTATAATGGTCAAACTGGAATCTCAACCGCTGGAGCACTAACTGCGACTATTGCAGAACTTAGTGATGGTTATGATTTATTTGAAAGCACAGATACCTTTAAGGTTGATTTCTTACTTATGGGGTCTGCCAATTATACGAAGGAATCTGGACAAGCTTTAGCAAATAAACTAATCTCGGTAGCTGAACTGAGAAAGGATGCTGTTGCATTTATCAGTCCATATAGAGGAGCATTCCTATCTGATACCAGTGTAGGTTCAGTAACAGTAAATGAAGCTGAGGATATTACCGATAATGTAATCAGTTTCTATTCACCTATTGCATCATCTTCGTATGCAGTATTCGATAGTGGATACAAGTACACTTACGATAGATTCTCAAATACCTTCAGATATATCCCTCTGAATGGTGACATTGCAGGATTATGTGCAAGAACCGACATTAATCAATTCCCATGGTATTCGCCAGCGGGTACGAGTAGAGGTTCGATACTTAATGCAGTCAAGTTAGTTTATGATCCAACAAAATCTCAAAGAGATCGTCTGTATTCTAATAGAATTAATCCAGTTATCTTCTCATCAGGATCTGGTATTATTCTGTTTGGTGATAAGACTGGACTTGGGAAGGCATCTGCATTTGATAGAATTAACGTTCGTAGATTGTTTATCTATGTTGAGCAGGCTATTTCACAAGCAGCTAAAGATGTTCTGTTTGAATTCAACGATGAAATTACAAGGACAAACTTTGTAAATATTGTTGAACCATTCCTACGTGATGTAAGAGCTAAGAGAGGTATTTTTGATTACGTAGTTGTCTGTGACGAAACAAATAATACTGGAGCAGTTATTGATAATAATGAATTTATTGCTGACATCTATATTAAACCTGCAAGATCGATTAACTTTATTGGTCTTACCTTTGTTGCCACCAGAACTGGTGTTGCATTTGAAGAAGTTATTGGTAAATTTTAATTAACTTAGAGGTTTAAACAAATGGCAACCAGGACACAGTTAAATACACCACCACTAAGAAGAATCACTGATTTCAAGAGCAAGTTGTCTGGTGGTGGCGCTAGACCCAATCTTTTTGAAGTTGTTCTTTCCTTCCCAGCAGCTGCTCCTGCAGATAATGCGGTTTTGGATAAAGCAAGATTCTTAGTGAAGGCAGCAAATCTTCCAGCATCGAATGTTGCTCCGATTGATGTTCCTTTCAGAGGACGTATTTTAAAAATTGCAGGCGATAGAACCTTTGATACTTGGACTGTTACTATTATCAACGATACGGATTTCTCCATCCGTTCGGCATTTGAAAAGTGGATGAACACGATTAACCGAGTTTCTGATAATACTGGTATTACAAATCCAGAACTTTATCAGGCAGATGCTTATGTTTATCAATTAGATCGTGATGGATCTGCTCTTAGAGTTTATCATTTCTATGATGTATTCCCAACTCAAATCAGTGCTATTGATTTAGCATATGATGCTGGTGGAGACATTGAGCAATTCACCGTAGAACTTCAGGTTCAGTGGTGGGAAGCAATCAAGGGTAATGGTCCTTCAGCAGGTGGTGAAGATATTAACTAAATAGTAGATATAGTCAGATAAATTTATAAGATGGCAAAACTTTTTGGGTTTTCAATTGAAGATTCACTTAAGCAACCAAAGTCTATAGTATCCCCCGTTCCTCCAAATAATGAGGACGGGGTTGACCATTATATCCAAAGTGGATTTTATGGTCAATATGTAGATATTGAAGGTGTTTATAGAACCGAATTTGATTTAATTAAAAGATACCGCGAAATGGCATTGCACCCAGAGTGTGACAGTGCCATTGAAGATGTTGTAAACGAAGCTATTGTTAGCGATCTCTATGATTCTCCCGTAGAGATTGAACTTTCTAATTTAAATGCAAGTGATAAACTGAAGCAATCAATAAGAGAAGAGTTCAAATATATTAAAGAAATAATGGACTTCGATAAGAAGTCTCACGAAATTTTCAGAAATTGGTATATTGATGGAAGACTTTATTATTTAAAAGTTATAGATGTTAAGAATCCCCAAGCTGGTATTCAAGACCTCAGATACATTGATCCAATGAAGATGAGGTATGTACGTAAAGAGAAGAAAAAAAATAAGAACGAGAATTTACTTTATAGAAATACTTCAGAGGAAACTAGTTTAAATTCGGTTTCCCCAGAAATAGAAGAATATTTTGCATATACTCCAGCACCAAGTTATCCAGGTGGAATGGTTTCAAGTTCTGGTGGAGCAGCAAAATCAGTTAAGATTGCAAAAGATTCTGTTGCATATTGCACTTCTGGTCTTGTTGATAGAAATAAAAATACTGTTCTTTCATATCTTCATAAAGCAATTAAGGCACTCAATCAACTTAGAATGATTGAGGATTCTTTGGTAATCTATAGATTATCAAGGGCACCAGAACGTCGTATCTTTTATATTGATGTAGGCAATCTTCCAAAGGTAAAGGCTGAACAATACCTTCGTGAGGTTATGAGTCGTTATCGTAACAAATTAGTTTATGATGCGAACACTGGAGAGGTTCGTGATGACCGTAAGTTTATGAGTATGATGGAAGATTTTTGGCTTCCAAGAAGAGAGGGTGGTAGAGGAACTGAAATCACTACTCTTCCTGGTGGACAAAATCTTGGAGAACTTTCAGATATTGAATATTTCCAAAAGAAGTTATACAGAGCACTTAATGTCCCAGAATCCAGAATTGCAAGTGATGGTGGATTCAATCTAGGACGTTCATCAGAAATTTTGAGAGATGAACTTAAGTTCTCCAAATTTGTTGGGAGACTGAGAAAGCGTTTTGCAAATATCTTTAGTGATATTCTAAGAACTCAACTGATTCTCAAAAACGTTATTACTCCAGAAGATTGGACATTAATATCTGATCATATTCAATATGATTTCCTCTATGATAATCATTTTTCAGAATTAAAGGAAAATGAACTTTTGACTAATAGAATAACACTTGCAAGTACAATGGAGCCATATATTGGTAAATATTATTCTGTTGATTATGTTAGGAGAAAAGTTTTAAGGCAAACTGATTCTGAAATCATAGAGATAGACGAGCAAATTGATAGTGAAATTCAACGTGGAATTATTCCAGATCCAAATTCAATAGATCCGGTAACCGGAGAACCGTTACCACCAGAGGGTGGTGGAACTGATTTTGGTGCAAATCCAGCATCAGATATGGGAGAAGTTCCTGCTGAACCTGATTTAGAATCTCAGGCAGCTGCTACTGACGTACAAATGAAAAAAGATACTAAAAAGGCAGAGATATAAATAGTACTATAAAATTCATTTTTTTTATGGAAGATATTATCGATTTAATAGCGACGAATTCGTCAGCATCATCTATCAATGATGCTATTAAAGCTACTTTATACAATAAAGCTGCTGAAAAAATAGATGAAATTAGACCTCTGGTTTCATCATCTATGTTTGGATCGTCTGAAGAATCCTCCGAAATTGATTACGAAGATTACTCAGAAGAGGAATAAGAATAATGTCAGCACGAATTAAAATTCTTGGACAGGAAGGAGCACTTCCAACTACGACTGGAACAGCAACTAGTTTCAGTTCTGCAACGGTTGTTCGTCTAGTCAATAGCGCATCTGCTGCCGACTATCTAGTTACAGTTGTTGAAACTCAAAGTGGAACTGTTGTTGGTTCATTTACATTACTGAGATCTCAATCTCAATTATTAGAGAAGTTACCTTCATATTGTGTCTATGCAGCAAACGCTGCTATTTTGGGAGCAAAAGTAGGATTTACAAACTAAAACAATGAAACTCATCACAGAAGAAGTATCAAAAGTAGAATTTATTACCGAAGGTAAGGGTTCTGCACAAAAATGCTACATTAAGGGCATTTTCTTACAGGCAGAGCAAGTTAATAGAAATGGGAGAATGTATCCCATGTCTATTATGGAGAGAGAAGTAAATCGTTATAACGAAAACTTTGTCGTCAAAGGTCGTGCCCTTGGTGAACTTGGACATCCAGATGGTCCTACTGTAAATCTTGACAGAGTTTCGCATAAAATTTGCGAACTCTACAAGGATGGTAATAATTTTATTGGGAAAGCACAACTTCTCGAAACCCCCATGGGTAAAATTGCGATGTCCTTA